CAATGCTGCCGCTACGTCTTTGTGATTGATCTCAGGCATAACCGATTCCTTCCTTATCTAAAATTTCAGCGTAAGCCTTCGGCGTAAACCCAAGATGCTTCGCAGCACGTCTGACGTTTTCGTCTGCTTCCAACATAGCGAGACGATTCTTGTTATCATCTGCTACAGCAGTGCTACCAGCAGAACCTGAACTTGTACCACGACCGCCTTCTGAACTGGCGAAACGACTCTTGAGTTTACCTTCCACAAGTTCTGGTGTATGCTTACCCAAAATCGTGTGATAGCAGTTCTCAACATTCTGCGCGTTGTTTCTAAACGCCGCTGGCTGATTCTCAAGAAGCGCATCGACTTCTTTCTTGATGTCACCAGAGTAATAAGGATACTTCTCAGCATCCTCGAAAACTTCACGCTTAATCCGATCCGCACGAAGCAACAACACTTCGTTTGTGACCGGCTGACTAGCAAGAGCAACGGCTTCTCTAGTCTTACCTTCGAGCATGAGCGCCTCGATACGTTCTTCAAGCTCGGACTGAGACTCAGTAGAAGTCTTCGCCGCTGCTGCGCGAGCAGCCGCCGTATCTTTCTCTGTCTGCTTTTCCACAAACTTGTTAATTCCCGCAAGTGATTCCAGAATCTGTGTCACCTTGGGAGTAAGATCAGCCGCCGCATTAGCACCAGCTTCGATCTTAGTAGTCAACTCATCAGGAAGAGCGAACTCCTCAGCTCCATCTTCCTTAACCTTTTTCTGCCATGAAAACAGTGCCATTAGACTTCGCCTCCTTCTTGTGAACGTTTCATCTTCAATGTTTGAGCTTCTTGATGGTTCAGCTGCTCTTCGAGAGTTCTCAATCTTTGTGGCAAGTCAAGAAGTATCTCAGTCACTCTTAGCTGTGTACTAACTCTGGCTGAGATCGCTTTCACAGTATCAGCGCTTTCCTTAGTCGTATCATACCTCGCCCAAGAAAGCGCCTCCTCTTTAAGACTGTTCAACAACCCCATCACCGGCTGGAACTCCTCCTTGAGCCATAGCTCCTGAAGGGCCACTCGGTATGGAATTAGATCCTCGCTTTTGTTGATTTCCATTTCCTGCTCCTGCTTGCGGCTGCATCTGTTGCACCGCGGCTTCGATAATCTTTGACACGTCAGGTAGCAACGCATCTGGATTATCACGGTTAAAGTTACGCGCCAAGGTCATAGCTGATACTCTTGTCGCAAGAAGCATTTCCAAGTAATACTGTTTCAAATCTGGTGAAATGCCTGGAGAATTGATCGCTTGAATAATCTGTGCTTGACTCTGATAGTAACGATCAAACCTATCTGAAATAAGAATGTCATTTTGTTTTTCGAGTTCTTTGTTAGCAGATGCCGAAGCTGGACGAAGACGCAGACCTAGTGTGCCGTCACGGTAGAGATCGAGCGCCTTCTTTAGTTTCTCAGCGTCGTTGCCATATTTCTTGAGCTTTTCTCCAATACCAAAGTTTGAATACATTGTAAGAAACTTACAACCCAATTTCACATGTGCTGAGCGCATGTCTCCAGTACGCAGATTATTCCTGTTATTTTGCTGCGCCATGACCATAGAAGTACCAGAGGCACTGTAGATGCCACGCTTTGGATTCACAAGTCCACCACCTGTGCCACCAGAGGCCGGATCAACACCAGTGCGCTCTTTAGCTATTGCCATGTGGAATTGGTCTGGACCATCACTATAACCCAGATCAGCGCCGGCTTTAATATGCTCGATCTCATCTTTGCGACCCGGCAACACAACACCAGGAAACACATCTAGCATAGAACCAAGCTTAGACTCAGGATCAGCGCGCCACACACCCAGCATCGCCATATTACGATTATTTGTGCGCCAGTTATTATTGTTCGACAATTCCTTCTGAATCATGTGAATCATCTCGGCAAAACCTGTACCAAGATAAGACTCATCATCGTAGGCCAATTTCATGTCCTGATATGGGAGCATGTTCTTAGGATAATTATTAAAAGCTATCCACAGAATCTTCTCTGTACGTTTGTGATACTTTGCCTGGAAAGAATACTCCTTGCCGCTGAGATAGTATGTGAAGAACACTGTATAGATGTACCACCGTGCTGCACCAGTGTCTACACCAGAAGAATCAATCGAAAACTGCTCATTGATCTCCCGTTCCATCTCTGTTTCTTGAACAGCGTCAGGACTACTAAGCAATTTCTCAATGTCTGACTGTTTGTAATAAGGACTCTTTGCTTTAAGATCCTGCACCGCCCACATATCGAGTGGATCAATATGTCCAAAGAGCTTCATATTCTCAAGCTTTGGCACTGAAGGATCAAAGATAAATCTGTTAAGCGGTAACAACTCAGGATGAGGGCCATCACGCTTGGTAATGATACGGTCTTCTGAAACTACAGGACCATCCTCTGCCGAGGTTCCGCCAGATTTATACTCACGCACTACCTGCGTCTCGTACTCATAAGGCGTATAGATAACTCCTGTGCCATACTTAATCGCACTGTGAAAGGCGCTCTGTTCTACTCTGTACAAATCAAGCTCATCTGGCGCATAAGCCATGTCCATCAAGAAGTTTTGAACAACCTGCTTCAGTTCTTCCCCATCTTTCTTCGGCAATCCTCCACTCATTGTCGCCGCCCAGAGTGGATCATACATATAGATTCCACCCATAATGCGAGCAAGAAGCTCATCTGAGGCAGTGCCAATGATAGGAATTACTAAGTTCGCTGCGCCAGGCCAAGGCCAGTCGGCTTCTTTATTCTTCGGGCGAGCCTTGTACAACCGCACATATTCTGGCAATTTCTCGGTTCTAAAAGTCTGAAGTCTCCGATCAAGGTGTGCAACCTTGTCCTTGATAAAATCACAAATCTCATTGAAGTTATCTTCTCCAATGAGCTTCGGCGTTACTTCAGTAGGCGGCTGATATGGCATTAGAGAATTCCTGTGTTCGCTGTGTTTGGAGTGTTAACTGGCTTGGACACTGTATCAATCTGACCAGTAGAATTCTGTGTCGTGAGCACTGGCATGGGCATTGTGGAACTGAAACTCTTGAAATCCGCCGTCAGCAGACTCAGGAACTTATAAACGAATGTGTAACCTACACTGCCATTTGGTACAGGTAGAGCCTGTACCAAAGCCGAGGCGACAGAGTTTACAACATAGAACAAAAGAACCAACTGTAACGGCACTGGAATGCTCATCTTACCTCCTGCGCTCTTGCTTTGTCATAAGTTGCTTTTGCAGCGGCGTAACCTTCTTGAAAAGCTTTTAGCACTGCAATCGCGACAGCGTGTGCAGTAATGTCTTTAGTATGCTCTTCAAGTTGCTTGTCGTGTTCTGCTAAGTGAACAGAATGATTGCTCTGATTAGAATACAAAACACCTGCAAAAAAGATGCAAGTGATGATGCTCACGATTGTCGGTCCCCACGCTGCCCAATCCATAGATTGTTTCCCTTATGCTACCGCTGCTGCCATACGTCTTACAAACTGTGCCCGTTGTTTGAGCATGAATTCATCAACATGCTCCTGAGAAATTTTGTCAAACTTCCAGATCTGTGGACCGTAGGATAGGACATCAAGCAAATCAATCAGACTCTTACGCTGACCATACTGTTCTGCTTCTTCTTTGAACTCAGCACAATTATTCGCATCTAGCCAGAGTTCATGCCGTTCCACGAGAGGAATGAAATTCTCAATTCGTTCGGCTTTAGCGTTAGCATTCTGAGGAGTTTTGAGCGGAAGAAATTGAATACCGCTAAGCTCTGGATGTGAGTGCTTGTGCTCTTCGACAAAGTAATTCAGATGATAGAGCAAGTACTTCTGTGCTGCCACAGCTTCAACATAGACAACGCGGAGCTTCCACTTCACAGCAAGAAAGAAAATCTGCTTGACAAAATCATCTATAGGACAAGCCTTTGCCCATTGGTCGAGCAGGTATATTCTACGTGGGTCACGTTCTACGCCAGTCACCGTAATAGCATGACGGCACCGACCGTCTTTGCCGACTTCTTGACCTAAGTGCGAGCCACCATGATTCGGATCAACTGTCATGTACCGATCAAGATTCCGTGGGAAGACATCTTTTTCTACATCGCCGGCTGCTACGTGATGACGGATGACAATGCGATACTGCTGAGGATGCGAGGTCTCAAAATACCTGCTGAGTGTCGGAGACTCTTTCGGAATCGCCAGCGCGCCAGTAACTTTCTCAAAATTAAAGTACCGAAAATCCGCCATGTTAAACTTAGCTTTAGACGGATCAATAGGATAGTTAAGAAATTGACAAGAAAAATGGTACGAACCTAGACGCTTCTTCCACCTGAGTAGCTT